TCGTTGAACCGGTGGCGTCGATAGTTGTTATATCTTTAGTGTGAAATGTGCTGGCGCTAATTGTGCCTGTGACAAATAAGTTACCAGACAATATTAAAGAATTTGGAAGATATGATTGAACACCTGACGCAGTAAAAAACGTCAGATATGCAGAGCCTGTTGTGCGCCCAGTATCATCGTATGAAAATTGCAGAGAGCCATTAGGACCTTCGGAGCCCGACTCCGCAGAGTTGCAATCAATATATGCCCACCCAAACTTAGCCATGATCAGTCTCCTACTATAATGCTTGCCCGCTTACACCCACAGAGCCTGACCAGTTAGGTCCGGTGGAACCCTCCGTTCTGCCAACAGCAATATTTGTTAGACCAGCCACAATATCAACTTTTGCCGCAACATTATGATTAGACATTAAATGTATCTCGCTAACCTTTAAGTCATATCTCACCGGTGAATACGAGCCGCTTCTGTCATATGGTAAGTGGAAGTAGTTTCCGCCTCTAGTCTTAACTCCGCTTGCAACAATTGGATCAGATAATCCTTCCGCACTAAAACCAACACGAATCGAGCGCTCATTCTGCTCATGCCCAGATCCAGACACTCTAATTTCGAACCATTTTGTTACATATGGAAATCGTATGCACATCGTGCCGGCGGCTGAGCCTTCATCGTCTCCGCTCAAACTAGCGCTAGCCGGCACAACTACCGACGCTGTGCAATATGGCGCGCCGCTAACTTGATAAGAACCGACGTTCTGTAAGCCCGGTGATATGTTCCAAGATTTTGCTCCCATTATAAAACTCCTAATATAGCGTATTCAATATAAATAGTCACTTATTTCTTCTATTGCGTCTTTCTATCGCTCTTTGTCTTTTTATGGCCTCGCGCTGGCGAGTGCGCTGGGCTCTGATTCGTTTTTCTTTCTTTTTTACAGACGGCTTTTTGTATCTGCGTCTGTCTTTTACTTGCTCGATAATCTTTTCTTTCTTGACTTTTTTATTGAACTTTCTAATCATTCTTTCGTTATTGTTGCGACATTCACGTGCTGTCACGCACACATTAATTTTATTACTCATATTATTTCATCGCATTCCAAATTTTGTCGGCGCCGCCAATTAAAGAAGATATGTCCACGCCCGCATCTCTTGGGTTTCCCAAATCAACTGCTCCTGCTTTAGGCTCTGAGGCTTCGTGGGCAGTCATAGCTTCGGTTCCTTCAAAAAGATTAACACCGTTGTATGCATCAGCATTAACAGCCTTCATTAATTTTGCTCGATGTTCATTAATTTTAGCTCGATTGGTTGCCGTTTTTTTATTTGTTGTTTTTTCGTTTTCAACAACAAGATTGCCTTGCATTCCTTTTGCTACCTCTGCCACAACATTAGACAAAAGCCCCTCTTCAATAAGGACTTCGTGAATGCACTCTTTTACGAGTGGCTTTATAAGTTGTTTCAAATCATTCTTCTTCATTTAATACTCTCAATAATTCTTCTTTAATTAGTTCTTCTAGCGATAAATTATACTGCTCCTCCAGCGCACCGACAACGGGTGTAAAATAAGCCGGAATTGCATCCTCCGTGGTCTGATCGAAGAAATCTTGAAATTCATCTTTTTCTTCATCAGTTAAGTCTTGATAGGCCAATTTAACTGCAGATGGAAAAGGTGTTTCGCCATTCGCAACATCCTTAATATAGCCCTTAAATTTTTCGTATGCTGGCGATCTTTCACCTGTTGAGGTTTCTGAGTCCGATGGAGTTTCCACAGGTGTTTCTGCAGGCGCCTCACCCGGTGCGGCATCAACTGCAGTTGAGGCGCCTCTGGAGGCTTTTGCAAAACTAATACCTCGCGCGCCGCGGAGCGCTCTTTTTGCGCTAGCGCCATATCCACGAGTAACCACATCGGCTTGGGCAAGGTTGTACGCTTTGCCAAGACCTTTACCTATGCTACCAGCAGCGCCACGGGCTTGAGCAAATCTAGAAGGTTTATCGCCTTTAGGCTCATCGCCTTTAGGCTCATCGCCTTTGGATTCATCGCCTTTAGATTCTTCACCTTCAGGTTCATTAGGATCTTCTTTTTCTTCTAAAAACTGGCGCCAAGCGTCCGCAAAATCCTTGTCCTCTGTAAAACTACTCCAATCATCCATCTTCCAAAACCTCGTTCAATAATCTATTGATACGATCAGCTTTAGTAAATACTTGATTCTTATAGTTCTTTGCCTCTTGCATCATAAATGCATTTGGTGTTGAAGGCTCTGAAACAAAATCAAAGCAAATTAACTGAAAATCATCTTCAACAATTGTTTGACCAGCACTTTCTTTTACGGAACCCATGCCTCTAGAAGAAATTCCAAGTTTAACTCCATCGTTTACAAGTTCTTGTAGAATTTTGCCGGATGGTGTATTGAGAACCCTAACTTTACCCATTACGGATTTATTGTCCCACCATACTTCGGTAATCATATGAGAAGCATTCTTTAAATTAATAACAGAATCTTCTGGATGATCTAACTCTCCTAGCGCCCGGCGCTCTTGTACGAGCTTTTGATAATTTTTCATCTCGCGCATCAAAACTCTATGTGGATATATCCTTCCGTTGCCGTTTTGAACGTCTGCTTCTTGCAGTTTTCCAGACAAAATCATTCCACCGGTGGCCACAAATCTTTTTTCCTCTTCAGTTAAAAGATCTTGGCAGACACCGCCTTCACAAAGTTCATAATATTCTCTTAAAAGTTTTTGTCCCATCGTCACGATCCCTTACAGCATCGCCTTACAGGTTGTAGTCTCCACTTATTCGTCCAAACGTTTGTATTCATGCTTAACTCCATTATCTCCAAATACCATGTTTAATATATATGATGTTCCCGATGATAAAAATCCCAAAAGAAAAAAATTAAAGACAGTTACATCAAAACTAAATAGTTCGGTGAAAGGAGAAAGTAGCATTAATAGCCATCCAACATGGAAACCCATGCACATAGGGCAGTTCGCAAGCTCTCCAAGTTTACCTTTCTTAGGCCTTAGTCTCGAAAAGATTTTTCCGTAGACAAGAATTTGTGTGAGCCCGTAGGCGCAAAGTATAAATGTTAATAGTTCCATTATTGTCTCGCTACTATATCAGTGTCGCGCTTGCCGACCACATCTGCGACTCCCATCGCAATTTCCAGACCATTTTCCAAATTAGCGACTGTGCTGGCTTTCGCTACCTCGATGGCACCTTTCATTAATTCAGGATCGATGACGCCGGCGGTGCTCAATCCTTTGGTGGCCATGGCCATGGCGACAAGAGGCCCTCCAAATTTAACAAGTTTCTGAAATATTGGATTCTGTGCCAGATTAAGCGCTTCGGCGCCAGCCCTAAGATAGAAGTCATCAAGAATACCCTCTTGTTTAACTTTTTTTTGTTTTTCAACTTCTTGTTCTAAATCATTAAGTAACTCGGCAGCTGCTTTAATCTGCGGATCCGCCATTAGAGTATCTAAAACGTCTTGAAGCTGTTTTTTATCTGATACTTTTGACAGCTGAGTGATGAATTTTGTTGTGGTAGCGGTATCTTTTTTTAATTTATCTATGTTTTCAACTAGCCGAAAGCTTCTCCAGTTCTCTATTATTAATCTCATTTCAGACATTATGTAACCCTCATTCAAACGTATACAAGTAGTTTAAAGCATATGGGTCGCGAACGTAACCTTTTCTGATGGAGCCTTGTTGTGATTTTTGAGGGACTTCTCCAAGCTCTGTAGAAGATTCTTTGTCTGGGTGTGTTAATTCATCGTCCGACATAGAAACAATAGCTTCAGTTGATTCAAAATAAGGTCTTTCTTCGTCGATAAACTTCGATATATTAATAAGAGTCATCTTTGGGGCACTTAAATCTTCAGCACTAGCATTTTCTAAAGTTGCCTCAAATGATCCATAAAATGATCCAGCTTGAATTGATTCGGGAATAACTAATCCTTTCTTTCGCAAGTGAGAAAACAGTCTATTTTGAGCACCATACACCAGATCATTCATCGTTTCTTTAGGGAATGCAATAACTTTATTCTTTTTTGCTGAGAGTACAATATCGATATCTCCATGATCGAAAATCATCAAATCTCCGTTAATGCTTTTGCGAATATCTAGTTCAAGACGCACTTTTGCATCATTAGAGCCTGGCCCAATTTTAACTACTATTGCCATTGGTATAAATTTCCTTTACAAGAGATTGTGTTTTTAAAACTGTCAACAAAAGCCCTTCATTAATTTGCTGTTTTGAAAAGCCATTTAGCTTTTCAATTATAGTATTTGTTTTGTTTTTCATTTCTTGGTCATTACTAATTTCATCGATACTATCTGCCTCAATTAATAAATTTTTAAGTCTTGCAATTTCCTCATTTAAAAAAACTTTTAATGAAACGGCATTATCAGTAAATGAAGAGATGTAATGCGTCAAAAGTTCTTTCTGTTCAGGCAAAAGAGATGAATCATATTTTGAATTAAACTTATCTGCAAACACATTATATAAATTGTTATCAACAAAAACGCCATTATCATCTTTTTTAGACGCGCTCATAATATTCATAACTTGATTTTCTAAAATAATTTGATTTTTTGGCGAAATTGTGTCTGAAAATAATTGTGCTATTGTTGCGAGTGTTTTATAGTTAGGCACAAAATTATTGAAAACAGAGGAGCCTATGTTTTTATTAATATCCTTTATAAGAGCGCTTTGCTTTTCAAATAAAGCATCTGAATTAAGTTGCTTTTTCTGGAACCTAGATTCGTTAATAATTCTTTTAGAAATATCGGGCTTTAAATTTTGCTCTTCATACAAAGAACGATAACATTCCAAATCTTTGCGTAAAACACCTCCAGGTTTAAAATGATTTTTTAATATATTGAGTGTTTTTAGCTGTTTGGATTCATCTTTTTTTATAATAGCAACAGTTGCTTCAACAATTAAAGCTTCATAAACAAACGCTGTATTTCTTTTTTTATTGTGCCTTATTCTCATCTTTTTGTTCCATATTATTAGTGCTCTCCTCTAAATCACTTAACAAAACCCTAATGGATTCGTTAATTTTAAAGAGCTTTTCCTCTTCATTTTTATCTCTCAACTTATAAATAGCTTCATCTTGCTCATAAATACCTGTTCCGATACTGCCCATTTTAGCAATTGTTCCAATATCCTGAATACCGGGCAGCACATTTCTGGTAGCTGAGCTACCTTTTTCTCTTGAATATTGTGAAGCATACGAACGACTTCTGGCGCCAGCTGATCTTTTATCAGTTTTAACTGGATGATAGACTTTACCTTTAGAGCCTGGAGTAAGTCTAGGTGAGTCTCTGGAGCCAGGTGGTACGGCTAGTAGTGGCGAATCTTCTATTTCACCACCAGCATCTTCGGCGCCAGCATCGCCGGCGGGCATTTCTTCACCACCCAAATCGCCTCCAAGATCGCCCCCAAGGTCACCTCCAAGATCGCCTCCAAGATCGCCTCCAAGGTCGTCGGCGCCAAGTCCGCCGCCTTCGCCAGCAGCGGCGGCTTCAGCAACAGCCTGCAACGAAGCATCTTGTTTGCGATCATAAAACATTTCTCTCTGATTACGAACAAATTCTTCATGAGACATTCCAAAAATATGTTCGGCAACCCACCTACGAGAAAAATAACCTTCTGTTGCAGACGCGGCAATATCAAACTTTGCTTTCCAATGTTCAATTTCTTGCAGCTCTGCAATCTTTGATGGATTATTAAGCGCTAAGCTGAATGATAGTAAGTCATCACCTCTAAATCCTAACGTATAGAGATGAATGATTCCAATCTTTTCAAGCTCTGCTACTATAACTCGCTGTAATCTTTGAATAGTTCTAGCAAATCTAACATCTTTTTGAGCCAACGTGGTCTTGTCTTCTTCCCCACCTTCGCCCATCGTTAGATATGATTGTGGAATTTTTAAAGCAGAAAACAATTTATCTCGAAGATATTTAATATCATCAATTGCTGTTGTATTTTGGCCACCTTGAAGATTTGTTACGTCAGTAGCCGATCCGGCGCGAACTGGAATATAGTAGTCCTCCTCAATAGACATAGGATTATATCGCAGATCCACGCGGCCCGTTGATGAATCAACGACGGAATGTCTTTTCAACTGAGTTACGATTTTTTGCATATACTGTTCTACATCTTGTGGCGGCACGGCCCCCACATCAATCTTGAAAAGTCGACGCTCCGAAGAGCGAATAACGCGGTATGCCATCATAGCATCTTCCATAAGTGTTAATTGGCGCCAAATTCGACGGGCAGGCTCAAGAATAGAAGTGCCGTAAGGAGCATACTTATCGTGACCAAGAATACGAAAATGTGCAACTTGCCAATTTTCAAATGTCATTCCTGCGGAGTTCCATTGATATTGAATATAATTTGGGTTTGTAGTATCCATTCCTTCAAGTCTTTCAATTTCTGTCGGAGGTAAAGAGATTACTGATTTAATCCCAAACTTTTCATCAATATCCATATACAAAAAGAAATCACCATATTTACACATGGTGCGAGCCCAACCGAAAAGATTATATTGTAAGTTTAAAATATTGTCATATAAAACAGTAAGAACTGCTTTGATTTCTTCATTTCCGCATCTAATATTTAACATAGGCCTTAGATCGGAGTATGTAGTCATTTCATCAGCATAAATATCCATCGATGATGCTATCTCGGGCATGTATTCCATTTGGTCGAAATCAACATATCTTTCCGCTCTTCTTTGATTTGCGATTGCGTTTGTGGATATTTGGTCAAGAGGGTTGTGTAGCGCCTTTTTAAACTGCTGGCCTGACGCTGATCTAAACCTAGAGCTAAATTTGTCTAAATGTTGGCGTCGGATCCGGCGGCCAGATTGAGATCTGTAGTTAATAATTGGGCCAGAAAACAATCTAGTTAAAGACTTAAATAATTTTGATTGTCTATTCGCAGGGTTTCTTCCTTGTTTTGGGTTTCTTGGGGCCATTTATTTTCTCACTTTATAATCCATTTATACTGGTTGTATAACTTTTCAGCTTCAGTCATTTTATCAAAAATTTCATTAGTTTTGTAGCCGTGCTGGCCTTTGATTTGAGTATTCATGGTTGTTTTTGTAGTATAGATTGCACTAACAAAAGCCTTTTGATAATTTAAATCCCTTGCATTTGCTTGAAGAGCTGTGTCTCTTACCCAGCATGCGATTGCAAGGGCCATAATTAAATCATCATTATAGCCTTTCATAGCTTGCGGCTTACCATTCCTCCAAATAAAAGTTTTCATCTCGTTAACAGTACGAGAAGAATATATGGTAATTAGTTTGTTTCTAATAAACTCCTCTAATTTGGCAACTATCAACGGGCGAGTGCGCATCGACGTAGTAAAACCTGGGACTGCCGAAGTTCTTAGCTCAGCTTGGTGTTGTTCTATATATTCGTGTGTTGATTTGACAGAGTGATATACATTTGGATATTGGTATTCTGATATCAATTTTTCTAACACAGAGTATCCTATGTTATTATTCTCGACTACAATCATACAGCCTCCAAATTCTCGACCAACGCTGTTGAGCATATTCGCATACATGTCTATCGTTGGTTTTCCTTGATACTCGCCAATGATTTCCAGTGTCTCAAGTTTAACTATATGAAATGTAGAAAAGTCAGCACCATCTCCGCGAGATACGTCTGCTACCAACAAATAATTACAGGTTGGGTCAAATTCTTCAAAAATCCAAAAATTTCTATCAAAGCCTGTTCTATATTTTGGCTCACGAACAGTCGTTAACATCCACTCCATGCACTCTGGATCAATAACCGTTTCGCCTGACGTATTAAAATTACACTCAAGCTCTTGTGCGATTTGTCGCTTAGACATATTTTTGGTTTCTTTTTTATACCACTCTTGATTTCGATCTGGATGCACATCCCACATTAGCGTTGTTAAATTAAAATTGTTGGCACCTGCTTCTGAGTCTGCACATGTTTTATGAAACCAGTTACCAACACCATTAGGAGTTGAAAGCGCAATACAACGACCACCCGTTGATAGCGTAGGATACAAGCCTGTCCAAAGTTCCTCAAGGTTTTCAATATGTGCGGCCTCATCAAGAACTAAAAGAGACAGGGCCTCCGAACGACCAGCATCACCAGAGGTAGATGCTGCCTTAATAGACGAGCCATTAGAAAGCTCAAACGAAGTGCGATTATCTACGCTAATGGTTGCAATTTTTAACCATTCGGGAACATTACGCATAATGTTCTTAACTTTCTTGACCAAGTTACCTGCTGTCGCAAACTTGGTTGCCATAACAAGAATGGCCTTATCGCGGTGAAATAACATCATCCATACGATATAGCCTGCGGTAATAGTTGAGATACCTAGCTGACGGGCTTTTAGAATAACGTTAAAACGGTAATCATTAAAATCTTTGAGAAGCTCATCTTGGAAGTCGAAAGTGTTAAAAAGAATAAGTCCATGTAATGGGTGCGATATTCTTGCGTAGTTGTTAAGGAAGTAGGAGGGGTCTTTTCCACACTTAAGTATCTCTTTGACTTGTTCTTGTTTTGATAATTGAAAGCTCATTAATCATTTTTTGACTTGGGTCTCTTATCATTCTTGGGGCGCTTACCTAAGCCGCCTTGATCAAGAAAGCTGCGCCAGCCGGATTCAAGACGATCTTCTGAAGATTCACCAACGATTACTACCTCGTCCATACCGCCAATTCTGTAATGGCATTTGGCTGTTACCCAACTACGGACACGGGATGTGCTTTCGACTCGCATCTCAGCTTCGCCTTCTTTTGTAAGGCTGACCGAATTACCCGTAATCTTTCGATATTCTTTTTTCAAAAACGATGCGATGTCTGCAATTTGCTGCTCAATACCTGCTTCAAATCCAGATGCATATACCTCTTTGAGTTGAACTTCTGAATGATATTGAATGCACATCATGGGACCGTAAAAAGACACATTAAAGCCATCAATCACCCTTCTATCAAGAATTGGATTACCCTCTTCTCTTTTTAGGCCGGCCTTTAATGCCTCGCCATCTTCTGTCAAAGCTCCATCGTATGCATTTGCTGCAGCTTGTGAGAGGCCTTGAATAATTTCATAAACGTCTGCCATTATTGTTCTGCTCCTTGTTGTTGTGGTTGTTCTTTGGCTGATTTGCCAACCTGTTGTTGCAGTACTTTCATAACTCTTTGAATAACAGCCTTTTTAGAATTAAGGTCTACCCCAGGCGCGGCGGCTAATTTTAATAAAAAATCGTCAATTTGTTGGATAATGCCTTTTTCAATAGATGTAAGCTCAGGATTTACTGCGAGGCGAGACTCTTTGCCAGATTTGCCAAATGCTGAATCTGACATACTCGCTGCTTTGATTTTTGTCTCTTCTTTATCTGCAACTTCGCTTAACGCTTCTCTTACCATTTCCTTAAGAATTTTGTTATTTAGTTTCATTTGGACGCCATCCTTTTAGCCATCTTTCCTCTCTATCCTCGACATATTTTATGTAACAAGTATTGCAACATTCAAATTTGACGAGGTAGACATCATCCATAGATTTCTTTGGGAAAGACCCACAGACAGGACAACTTTTTAAAGATTCTCTATTAAGTAGTTTTTTTGATATCTTTATACCATTAACCTCTATTTTTTCTTGCCACTCGTCGTTTCTGCTTTTTTTTCTATAAAAGTCTTTTGATTGCTTGAGATATTCTTTTTCTTTAATTTCGTTCCAGTTGCCTTTTGGGTTCTGGATAGTTTCTTCGCCATATTTCTCTGCGATAGCTTTTTCTATCGCTGCGATTCTATTTGGATCATCACTCATTAAACACCCTATATGCGGCATATGTAGTTGCGATTCCGGCAGCAACACCACCAGCAAACCACCATAATTTATTATTAGGCGACTGCTTTAACATAGATTCCTGTAAAGCTGCTATTTCGATATCTTTTTGCTCAATACGCAAATCATATTCTTTTGTCAAAGCATCTAAACGAATTTCAAAATTTTGTCGCTCAAGTTCAAATTCGGTTGCTTGTACATCAATACGATACTCCACCTCTAAATCACAATCCATGCGATATTCCATCGGTAAAACTAATAATTCTGCAATACCTCTTTTATTAAACAAAACGCCCTCAAAGGGGGCGGGCTCATTTTGTCCTACAATAGTAAACTGAGCTGGCTCTGCATAAGCCAGCGTAGAAAATAATAGTGCTTTAAGGAACATACTGAAATCCGAATGTGTCTGTTACTTGTTCTGCGAGTTCTTCTCTGTTTTCGGTGAACTGTTTTCTGTTGTCGATCGTTGTCTCAATTTCAACAATTCTTTCCTCAACCACCACTTCAATTTGATCTCTTTCTTGTTCATACTCTCTCTCCAATAATTCTAATGCATCGCGATAAGTTTGTAATGCATGTTCTTTTTTTTCTAATTCTTCAGCGTGAATTTCTTGCAAGCCGTCGATTTGGTTTTGGAGAGATTGTTGACTAGCTTCATAGGTATTCTCAAGTTGTCTATAATCATAACGCATTTTTCCAATAACTGCAAGTAAAAGAACAATAATTGTTATTTCTTTCCAGTTTCTTTTTACG